GTGTTACGTTATCCAGAAAGAGATCTGGCTTTTATTAGGATTCGCTGTCTTAAGTTGTTTGCTAATATAGACCACTTGTTCGCTGGAATTCAGTACGGAGCGTGTTTTGATGGTACGCTCGTAAATAGAAATATTGAAGGTGAACTAAGTAGTCGTGAGGTAAAAGCTTTAAGGTATGTTGAATTCTCATCGGAGGAGCTAGGTATCGACAAAGTTCGAGGTTTGCGTGGCTTCGTAAAGCAACCAACAGTTGAAGGAGATTGTGGGTCTCTATATATTCAACACACGCATAACGGCCATGTCTTAGTTGGTATACATGTCGCCGGAAACGGCGACTCTATTGTCGCTTTAGCTGTTGAGAGAGAGATTGTAAGTAAAGCTCTACAGTATTTCGACAAGTATCAAGTTCAAGCTGGTCGTGTCTTGTTAGACGATCCATTGGTGTCACTACATCGTAAATGTCCGCTAAGATATATTGAAAGCGGCGTTATGGATGTATATGGTTCGTTACCACATTATCATACGTCTCGTGGATCTTCCGTGGTACCTACGGCGTTACAGGAGAGCCTTGTGAAGCAAGGTCTTACCGTCCGTCATGGGGCACCAGTTATGTCAGGATGGCTTCCCAAGCGCCTAGCATATCAAGATCTCGTCGATCCACAAACACGTGGGATAGACTACGAATTGTTAGATGAGTGCGCCAACAATTATGTTGATCATGTGTGGAGTCAACTCTCCGCAGCGTCCAAATCAATGATTCATGTCGTCGACACACAAACTGCACTAAATGGGGCAGAAGGTATTCCTTTCATGGAACGTATGAACATGAGTTCGTCAGCAGGATACCCGTATCGTAAACCGAAACGGCTGCTCCTCGAGGGAGAGATTGAAAAATTTCTTCCAGAGGAAGTAGAAGCCAGGGTTGAAGCTGCTATAATTGATGGGCTCGAAGGCATTGCCACTGACTTCGTGTATGATGGTTCGTTAAAAGATGAACCGACCACATTTAAGAAAATCGAGGAATCAAATACTCGTATTTTCAATGTTGGGAATATCGAAGCAATGGTTATTGGCCGTATGTTATTATGGGCATTATGCGATGTATTATGTCTAATCGCACGGCATTTGAAATGGCGGTTGGGCTTAATTGCCAGTCCGCTGAGTGGGAAGAGTTGTACTCTTTCCTGCATGAGCTCGAAGGAAAGCACATGGCCGGTGATTATAAAAAATACGACAAACGCCTACCAAGTCCCATATTACAAGCCGTTGTCCACGTCTTCGTCAGATTTGCAGAATTGGCAGAATGGCGTGAGTCAGAAATCAAGTTAATGCGGGCGTACTGTATGTCGATAGTTTTTCCATTGGTAAATATGTTCGGGGATGTTGTTAGATTGCTGAAATCTTTACCTTCTGGAGCTGCTGTCACTACAATATTTGACTGTGTAGCTAATAGTCTGAATTTTCGGTATGCTTTTGGCATGGCGTACCGACGACGCGGTATTGCTGACTTAGGACCTTGTGCAGTCCCCCTCTTTGGGAAGTTGGTGCGTCTAGTAACTTTGGGTGATGACAACGCTGCTCAGATTGATTGTAGAGCGAGTTGGTTTAATCATATCACCATGGCCGAAGAAATGGCCGTCATCGGTATTAAGTATACGATGGCTGAGAAAGACGCTAAGTTAGTGCCATATGTAGATTTTGAGAAAGTGACGTTTCTCAAACGAACCTGGAAGTTTGATTCGCGGTTCAACAGTTATGCGGCGCCATTGGAATGGACGTCGATAGAGAAGATGTTGTTAGTTTGCGTGAAGAGCAAATCAATATCAGCTGAAGAACATGCAGTGGCTGTGATAAGTTCAGCACTGCGAGAAG